ACTATACGTAATAATTATAGCAATGTAATTAGTACAACTAATCTAAATACTTTGATAAATAAATTTACTGATAAAGATGAAGTAAATTTAAATAGTGTTGACATGAACGTTATTGATGGCATGACTTATAATGGTGGAACACCAGACCCTTTACAATATTATTTTCATTATATAAAAGGAACAAAACTATATAAAACTGATATATATTTTTATGATAATCTGGGCACTACTCTAAATAAAAATTATTGTAAATTTGTTCCTACAGAGGAAAAATTAGGAATTTGTTATAGAAATTATAAAATTAATAGACATACTTTTGAAAATTCACCAATATTAGATAAAAGTATTGATTATATATTTAAAGAAAAACAAATAAATAAAGATTATGCATTTACAAATTATATAGGTAGTTATGATAATAATATTGAATATGAAAATACAGAAACAGAAACAGAAACAGCAATATTAAATTATTATGATTCTATTTATATTAATAAAACTACTCATGATTTTATGGGCGTTAATGATAATTATATAACAGTTTATAAGCATGAATTATCCGGTACTAGTTGTGGTCCCAACGATACAAATACAAAAATATTAAATCCTTTATTGCCTGAATTAAGAAAATTTAGTGTTAAATTATGGAGGGTTGATATAGATGGGTCACATGTACCTATAGAAATTAATAAGAATGGAACCGAAGGTGTTATTCGCGTAGTAATGTCATTTACTATTTATTATAAAAGGAAAAAGGTTACAATGGTTTAAAAAATATTTAAAGATTTAAATATATTATCAAATAAGTATGAGTGATATTGAAATTGCAGCAGGATTTGATATTGGAACAACAACAAGTTGCGCAGCAATTTGGGTTAATGATAAAGTAGAAATTATTCCGGACCATCAAACGGGTTCAAGAATTATTCCTTCTTATGTTGGTTTTACAGAAGAAGAAAAACTTGTAGGAGAGCCTGCTAAAAATCAATCTACAATGAATCCTAAAAATACAGTTTATGATGCTAAACGATTAATTGGTAGAAAATTTGATGACCCATCTGTAACTGCCGATGCAAAATTATGGTCTTTTAAAGTAACAAAAGATGCAAATAACAAACCTCTTATTAATGTAAAACATAAAAATGAAGATATGCAATTTCATCCAGAACAAATTTCCGCTATGGTAATTCAAAGACTAAAAGAAACAACAGAAGCATATATTGGCAAAGAACTTAAAAAAGTTGTTATTACTGTACCTGCTTACTTTAATGATGCACAAAGACAAGCTACAAAGGATGCTGGAACAATTGCAGGACTTGAAGTTCTAAGAATTATTAATGAACCAACTTCTGCAGCAATTGCATATGGTCTTGATAAAAACAATAATGATAAAGAAGTAAATATTATCGTATTTGATTGTGGCGGTGGTACACATGATGTATCTATTTTAACTCTAGATGGAGGCATTTTTGAAGTGAAAGCTACTGGAGGAGATACTCATTTAGGTGGTTCTGATATTGATAATGTTATTGTAGATTATTTGTGTGATGATATTAAAAAGAAGCATAAGGTTGATGTTAAACAAAATGCCCGGGCTTTAAAACGTCTTAATATCGCTGCCGAAAAAGCTAAAAAAAATCTTTCATCTAGCGCTACAACTTCGATTGAAGTAGATTCGCTAATTGATGGTGTCGATTATGTTCAAACACTATCAAGAGCAAAATTTGAACAATTAGCAGACCCAATTCTAAAAAGAACAATTGAACCAATTAATCGACTTCTAACTGATGCCAAAATGTCAAAATCTGATATTGATGAAATTGTTCTTGTAGGTGGTACAACAAGAATTCCAAGAGTCCAACAACTTTTAAGTGAATATTTTGGAGGTAAAAATCTAAATAAATCCCTCAATCCTGATGAAGCTGTTGCATATGGTGCCGCAGTACAAGCGGCAATTTTAACAGGTCAAGGAAACCAAAAAACCAACGAGCTTCTACTACTTGATGTAGCACCTCTTTCACTTGGCATTGAAACAGCAGGAGGAGTTATGACAAAAATTATTGAACGAAATACTACAATTCCTACTAAAAAATCGCAAGTTTTTTCAACTTATGCAGATAATCAACCTGGGGTTGATATTAAGATTTATGAGGGAGAGCGTGGTTTAACAAAAGACAATAATATGCTTGGTAATTTCCATCTTGATGGAATTCCTCCTGCTCCTAGAGGTGTGCCACAAATTGAAGTATCATTTGATATTGATGCAAATGGTATTATGAATATTTCTGCAGCAGATAAAAGCACTGGTAAATCTAATAAAATTACAATTACAAATGATAAGGGTCGTTTAAGTAAAGAAGATATTGATGAAATGATTAAAAAAGCGGAGCAATTTAAAGCAGAGGATGATGCTATTAAAGAAAAAATTGAAAAGAAAAATGGTTTAGAAAATTTCCTTTATAATCTTAAAAATAATGTTACAAGTAATAATTCAGAAAATACTGAGGAAATTGAAGAAATTAAAAAAGAATTGGACCCAATTATTGACGAGGGTCTAAAATGGCTTGAAGAAAATGATAATCTTACTGGCGAAGATTATGATAATAAACAAAAAGAAATTCAAGAAAAAACTAATCCTATTATGATGAAACTATATAGTAAAAATGGCGTAGACCCTTCGCAAATGCCTAATATGAGTACAAATGTGCCTCCGGAGGATGACTTAGATTGATAAAAAAATGATAATATTTATTTTTATATTTAGTTATTAATAATGCTATGTTGTTTAAAATACATATGGTATATAAATAAAAAAAATAAAATTGTTGATATAAATAACGAAGAATATAATAAATTAACAAATACATGTGTATCTTATTCTAACAACAGTTTATGTAGTAAAATTAATGACAAATATGTTATTATTGATAACAATATTTATGTCGAATGTAACATTTGTTTTCAAATTTATCCTTTACAAGATATAAAAGTTTTATATCCTTGTGCTCATAGATTATATTGTGATTTATGTATTAAAAACTTAAAAGATTGTCCTACATGTAGAATTGAAATTAAAGAAAAGATTAAAATTTATGAAAAATTAGATATTGAAAAAGAAGATAACTAATAATTATTTTTATATATAAGAATGAATTTTGTTATATATTTAATAATGTTTAATATTTTTTTATTATCATTTCAAGTTCCAAACATATATAAACGAGAAGATGTTGTAACTGATGAAAATATTTATTTAAATAATCTGGAATACTTATTTATAGTAAACCATATAATATCATAAAATTTACATCTTTTAAAATATAATTTTTAATGCAAATTTTAAATTTTTTTATAACTGTTGTTATTTCAAAACTGGCTTTTCGTTTTTTATCCAATTTGCATTTTTTTTTACAACAATCTTCATCATTATAATATTTTCTTTTATTATTTAACATTATAATAATATATATATATAATATATTATTTATATCTAATTAATAATTAAATGTATTTATTATTTTTTATGATAATTTATTGCAATATTTTTACTAATTCTATGTTATTTAAATATAACAAATTAATAAGACTAAATAGTAATAATATATTAAAATGCAATTATGGTAGTAAAAATAATAAACATAATATTATTTCTGATTGCAATATGCCTATTTTATATAGTAAAATAAATATTGATAGCGATAAATTGAAAAATGTAGTTTATTCTTTAGAGCATATTTATCCCATTTCTTTTATGACTAATGAAGCAAAAACAGATATGCATAATTTATTTAAAACAACTAAATATTTAAATAATGCTCGCTCAAATTACAAATTTGTTGACCATAATGAATATATACTTTATCCAAATAATACATGGTTTACATTTACAAATGATGTAAATAGTAAAAACTGGATTAAACTTGAAAATGATAATTATGTAAATCATAAAAAAAAATTATTTATACCAACAAATGAATCAAAAGGAATTATTTCAAGGTCTATTTTATATATTACTTTTAAATATAAATATAAACTAGAAAGAATTATTAATATAGACACATTGATATCATGGTATTTAAACTATCCACCAAGTAATGCTGAAAAATATCATAATAATTATGTAAAAAAAATACAGTATACAGATAATAAATTTATATCATCATATAAATCTAATATTAAACTTTTAATAAAATTAAAGAAACATGGTTTAAGATGAATTTTTAATATGCTCAATAAATTTATTTCTTTCATTAATTGTTAAACATCCTATTAAATTATTTATTCTATTAATTGGATTTAAATTCATATTAAACATAATATTATATAATGCCGTTGATTTATTTTTTTCGATTTTAACTTGAAATGCTTTTATTTTTTCAATTTTTTTTAGATTATTTTCAGTTATATTATCAATAAGAGGAATATTATCATTATAGAAACTCATTAAATCATTTTCTACCCAAGCATGAATATTAAATTCATCTGTTAAATCATCTGTATATTCAAGACCCCTACCTTCATATATTTCGTATATCATTTTTTTTGTTTTATTATAATTAACAATATCATCTAATAAGTTTTTATTTTGAGGGTTTCTAACTTTACTTAATACATAATTTTTTAAATCATCATCAAGTTCTTCAAAGTATTTGAAAGACATATTTGGAATACTCATTTTAAATATAAAAAATATATAATATATATCATTTTTTTTATTACATCAATGTTATCATGTCAAATGTCGCCGAATCTGAGAAATGCCATATATCACATTCGCCTTCATACTTATATACCAAAGGTTCTTTATAAATATTTGTTTGTATAAAATAGTGATTTTTCTTATCATTAGAAAACATATAAATAAAGTCCACATATGGTGTTCCTTTAAGATTATAATTATCAGAAAATATATCACATACAATTTTTTTTGAATTGACAATGTCATCATCTGAAACAATATTCCAATTTTTTCTAACTGTATTTAGAAAGTTTTGGTCTTTTTTGCTATAAGTAGTTTTTGTCCACTTATTGCCACGCATATCATGCCAAGATTTTGTATATGAGTCGGTAGTCATTATTAACTTTATAAGATATAATTTAAATCATTTTTTTATCTTTTTATATTTAAAAAAATACAAATTATTTGGTTATATTTTTATTTAATGTTATATTATTACTTTTTTTAATATTTTTAGATATTGTTCTACCTAAAAAAAATAATCCGATAAAACTAACACTACTAATTAAAAATATTCTTACAATTTTTTTATAATTTTTGTAATCTTCGCTTTTTTTCAAGTATATTCTCATAAATAATTAATGTAAATTTTTTTTTAAATATTATTTAATAATAGTAAAAATGTCTAATATACCAAAGGATAAAAAATTATATGACAAAATCAAATTACAAATATATAATAAAATACCCAAACATTCTGCATATAGAAGTGGTATTGTTGTTAAAGAATATAAAAAAGCTTATTTAAAAAAATATAAAAGCAATGATGCATATCATGGACAAAAAAAAGTTAAAAAGGGCTTATCAAGATGGTTTAAAGAGGAATGGAAAAATCAAAGAGGAGAAATTGGATATAAAAACAAAAATGATGTTTATAGACCGACAAAAAAAATTACATCTAAAACGCCCTTAACATTTAATGAACTTACAAATAAGGAAATAATAAAAGCTAGAAAAGAAAAATATACTAAAGGAAGAGTTAATAAATTTAGAAAAAAATGATATTATTAATTTAAAAGTTAAATTAAATGTCTTATGATATTAATTATATTCAAACTAAATTAACAAATAAAATTAAAAAACTTAAAAAAACTAATAATTATTTGAAATATTTTCTAAATATATCTATAATAAAATGCGAACATAATAATAACTATTTAATTTATATTAAAAATAAATATCCAAATAATAATAATATATATATAGGTTTCTTTAACTTCACTCAAAATAAAATTAAATTACTTAAAAATAGTTATGATATAAATATAATTATTATGATTAATAATGAATTATCATATTTAATGTAATTTTTTAGATTTTGAAATGCGTAAAGATGGTCTAACTGGTTTCATTTCTTCAATATCAATACTGTTGTTATAAATAACTATATTTATTTCTGTTTTAATTAAATTAATAAGTTTGCTAATTGTATATACTTCAGTTTTTGATGTTTTAATTAGAAAAATAATATTTCTTAAAACTGTTACTAAATCATTCTTATTTATTTTGAACATTTCAAATTATTCTTTTATAATACTTAACAAATTACGCTTATGTGATTTATTACGTGTTCTTGGTTTTGTTTTTGCACTTAGTTTTTTTGTTTTTCTAGTTTTTGCACTTAGTCCTTTTGATTTTGTGGTTAGTTTTT